GCTTGGCGAGACTGATAAAACTTTTTAGGGACAAAATCATTAAACTTTAAAATCTCGTGGTAAGATCTGTTATCAATTACAAAACGGGAAACAAAAATGTCCAAGAAACATATAGTCGTGCTGACTGATAAGCAAATTAACTTGTTACTTTGTCAAGTTTTTACAGAATATGTTGGGAGCTTAGATAACACTGGCACAATAAGCCGCGCTAGTCCAGCAGATGCTAAAAACCTCAGAATGTTGAACAGTATTGAAACAGCCTTAGCAAACTCAATGGAAGTTTAGAAAAGGTAAACCCCAGCCCTCCGCCTGGGCTGCTGTTGAATCATCGGGGTCTTCCCTGGCTGCAGCTTCGGGATCTGAACAAATGTTCGGGATTATCCGCTGCCTCCCAGGTAAACCACAATATCTTGTGCTGCAGATCTGCTAACCCCCGTGCTGCAGCAACTCCTCCCTGGGCCTTAACCAGAACAATTGTTCGTCCCGGTCATGGGCCCAGGACGACTGCTGCTCGAACAGCAGCCAAGAAACTTTTTTTATTTTTTTGCTTTTTTTATTTGACATACGAAATAGACTTCACTATATATTATGTATGAAATACATTTCACACAGGAGAAAGAAATGGATTATATAGAAAAACTTGTTGAAGACTTAAACGCATGTGATGGAAATATTGTATGGAAGGACTCATCAGATAAGCATGATCTTACTCCCTCTATTACGTTTAACGCGGGAGATACAGAGGGTGGATACAATTTAGTTCAACTGTTTGCTTTTGAAAAAAAAGAACAAGCAGAATTGGAGCAATTAGATATCTATGGAATTGATTTTACTAAACATGGAGATTTGGTCTGTTCCAAATGGCATGGTAACAGTCGCCAAGAAGCAATCCAAAAAGCAGTAGAGCTTGCACAAGATTTGATAAAAGGAAATAAAAATGATTAAGAACCAAAAAACCAAAAGACTAATAGCAGATCTACAATATGTGGATCTGTTTGACTCAAACAATCCTTACAGGCGATACTTCAGGCTTTGGCTTGATGGCTCGTATCTAGGAGAAGAACACTACAGGCGCAACATTGAACAAGCAAAGCGCTTGTGGAACAAACCTCGTAGGTCTATCCGTGCCTTTGTGTTGAATGAATGGCGCAAGTATAATGAAACTGACTTGAGCGAATACTCACAGCATCAAATCGCCAGAGCCTTCAAGGAAGTTCTGGGCGATAGACTGGAAGAGTTCAACGATGCGCTTATCGAAGACTTTCGTGATGAGTTCCGTGAGTTCGTAGAAGAACGGGAAGTAGCATGAGTAAATTATACTTCGCTTATGGCTCAAACCTTAACTTGGGGCAAATGCAACATCGTTGCCCCAATGCCAGACCCGTTGGAAAAGTTGCCTTTTTCGGGCATGAATTGACCTTTCGGGGAGTGGCTGACATAACAAAGACGGGTCGTCCTGACAGTCGTATTGATGGCGGTCTTTGGGAAATTACACCAGAGTGTGAGAAGGCTCTTGATATATATGAGGGAGTCGCACATCGGCTTTACAGTAAAATATATATTGCGGGAGTTATGACCTATCAGATGAACGGAGGGGATATTTCCCCGCCACCAAGAGGTTACTTTAATACAATCCGCGAGGGATACTATGATTTCGATATCGATGTAGCCTCGCTTTATGATTCTGCTGGTTGGGCGCACTATAACGAAATAGAGGAGGACAATTATGAATACAGCTATATTCGATAAGATAAAAAACATTTTTGGCTCTAAAAGAGAACCAGAAGTTAGGTATTTAAAAGGCAAGCCTTTTGATTTAAAGGAAATTAAAATTAAACCATTTATGTTTCCAAACTATTGTCAAGATACTTACGATTTTCTTAATCAAAACGGGACTATGAAATCTCTTGAGCAGATGAGTCAGGCTACGTCTAAAACTAAAATGACGATTCACCATGAAATGTCTCAAATCAGAAAGTCTGGTATTACAATACTAAAACATTACGACAAGGATAAAAGAGAATATCTTTATTTCTTTCCAGGGGATTGAAATAATGTTCGGGTTTCCTGTGGAAAAGGTGCAGCTTCGGCTGCACTTTTTTTTGTCTCGTGCCCTGGCGGAACAGCAGCACAACCTGAACAATTGTTCGTCCTGGTCAACAGCAGGAGGCCAGGGGCGCAGCAAAATTTTTTTTTAGGAAATGTGTTTTTTTATTTGAATCTATGAAATAAGTTTCGTATAGTATATAGGTACACACAAAACACAGGAGAATAAAATGATATCACTTAATGTACTCGATGAACACATAAAGAAACACAAGGTTTTAAAAGCATTTAAAGATGGGGTAGCAGATGCTTGCTTGCATGGCAAAATGGATGATGAGCAGTCACACTATTATTATAAGCAAGGCTATGACTTTGGCATGACACTATACTCAGACATGCACACACAAAACACAGGAGAATAAAATGGAACAGGATTTAAGAGAACAGTTGGCTGTAGTATGGAGGGCGTTGCACAGCTACAGGCATGACCTCATACCTGAAGGCATAGACAAAGGTTATGATGAAGAGTGGGATGAGATATGTGGATCGATGGCATCAATAACCGAGGAGCTTGGGCTCGATTCAGTAGCCGTTGACTAATTCGTGTAAACGAACAAGGAGCAAATTAATGGAACAAGATTTAAACAATACTACACTACTTGAGTCTTTAGAGGATTTAGTAGACCAGCTAGGTAGGGATAAGATTACGGAAGAAGAAGCGACCACCGTGTTAGAATCTATAGTAAAATACCAAAAGTTTTGGGGTGAAGTGTGTCGGAATGGTAAACCTATGGTCGAATGTGAATGTTGTTAAAAATTGTTCGGGTAATGAACGGGCTGCTTGCGGGCAGCCCTTTTTTTATGTCGGGATTCGGGCATCGGGCTTTCCTGCTGCTGCTTAAAACCCGAACAATTGTTCTTAATCCTGCTGCCTGCAACCCCTGGATCACGCAGCGTGATTGTTGGTTTTTTTTGCCATTTTTGGCTAAAAACCCGAACATTTTGTTTGATATGCAATGCGTTTCGTAGTAATCTAGAGGAGTCGATAGACACACACACAATAAAAGGAAAATTTAAAAATGACTTACTTTAATGAAAATGACTATTTGGTTNTTGGTTTAGAATGCGAGGTTAAGGGATTATCTGTTAACCGCACAAGAGAAGCTTTACGCGATTCTAATATTAACTGGGTACATGTAACCGATGATGGNACATCTGGCGTTGATGCTGAAATTGTTTTCCCACCATTACCAGATAGCAATCTAGCATGGCGTAAAGTAGAAGAGGTTTATCAATGCTTAGAGAATGCAGGGGCAGGAATTAATGTAGCATGTGGACATCATATTCATATAAGCACTAAAAAAGTTGAGTGTGACCGCCATAATAAAAACCAGTTTTTAGCTAAAAGCATTAGACTGTCAGAGACTAGCAATTATCCAGACATTCAAATAGCGAATGAATGTTTTAGCCGTGATGAAATGTCCCCTGAGTTAATGATCGATGTGACCAGACGCATTGTTAAACATGATAGCGTTTATAATTCTATGGTTTCAGAGAGTAGAAGAAATAATCATTTTTGTGAGAATTCAAGAGTTAACTTAGAAAACATAGATTTGTGTAACACTATTCAAGATTTAGAAAATGCTTTTTGTTCTGGTTCATATAGATCCCATAAATTTATGGCTATTAACTTTACTAGATGGTCGCGCGGTACTGTAGAATTTAGAAAACATCAAGGCACATTAGACATGTATAAGATCAGGGCATGGGTAAGATTTCATCTTAATCTATTTTATACAAGCGATAGCACCAGATTAGATTATAGCAATACAACTCCAACATCTACTGATACGCCAATACAGCCATTCAGAAATCATTCAAGAGTGGGCTTAATCTGGACAATGTGTCGTTCCGATAATGGCTCAACTGTTCAAGAGTTAATGAATGCAACTGGCACTAGTGCAATAAATGTAAGAGCGCGTATTTCTGAAATGAGAGCGCGATTTGGCGATGATGTGGTTGTTACACATTCTCAACAAGCAAACGGTGCAAGCTATGGTGATGGTGACACTCACACCAGATATCAGATAAGAGAGACAGTTCAAACAAGTGCATCATCTATCAGATTATTACCAGAAAACAGAATAGGATTAGACAGTTTATTTTCTGGATTAGATGATAATCTATTTGAATTTCTGCAAGAAAGAATAGATGCGCTTTCATAGCGCATCTTACATTCACGAGATAGGCGGGTTATCCCCGCCTATTTTTTTGTCCAAGGTACCCTATGCCACATTGTGAAAAACCAATATGGATCGGGGAGGTATAGTATACCCCCCTGAAGATAGGGGGTTGACGGGAGGCGCGGGTTGCGCCCTGTTTCCCACAAACAATACAACAACTATTGACAGACTACGCAACATGCTTCATATTACATTTAGTCTAATCAACATGGAGGGTATTATGACGACATACAAGTTAACGATGGGCGAGGACTATATGTTTTCGGCTCGTGATGAGGGTGAATTCAGAGATAGGTTGCGTGAATACAATCCATTTCTAACGAGGGGCGATGAATTGAAGGATTTTTCGCGTACTATGTGCAACTGGAGTGGCAAGGGCATTGTTTTCAGTGATTTTGAGGGTTTTATAACGACTGCTGAGAGTGCTGGTTGCATGGAGGTGTGTAGTGGGCAAGGTAATTAACTACAAAGAGGCGTTAAAATCGAAGTGGGGACCAGAGGAAATCAAGGCTGCTCGTGCTAGGGCGAACTTAACTTTGAAGGAATTATCTGATCAGTTAGGTATATCGCTTAGAATGTTGCAATATTACGAGGCTGGGAAGACACCTGTATCGAAAGCATTAGAAGATTCGATAAGGAGCATTGTAAATTGGGAGCAGGACAATCAGGGTTATCCAGATATAGATTTAGATGCTATAGGTACCCTGACGGGTTTTGATATTGAGCGTATAAACAGGTTGATACAGGGTATAACCCGTTATTTGGAGGAGCATGAGTTTGAGCATGACAGGGGTTATTACAAGATTTTGTATCAATCCAAGCAAGAATTGTCTCTTCTGTTGTCAAAATTTGATTTATAGCATATTATTGATTTCATCTAATTAGATGAGGCAAAATATGGCACAGAATTACATGATGGGGGCTGGAATGGTTCCTCCTACAGCCCCCACACCACCATCTCAGTTAAGTTTTAAGAGCGATCCTAATCAGAGGATGCAATTTAAGAGTTTTATGCAGGGTTTATCGGCTCCGCAGGCTCCTATGGCACCACCTATGGCACCTCCGATGATGCCTATGCCTCAGATTCCTGTTCCGATGCAGAATATTGATGTATTTTCACAGCCTGTTCAGCGTATGGCTAACGGTGGGGCTGCTGCTTTTTCAGGCAGGGATGCGGTTGCAAGACGGGCGGCAGGAGAGGCGGCTGCTAAAAGAATTTTTTCCAAGCCCAAGCGCGAAAAAGATGACGATAAGAAAGATAGCGCTCGTAGAACTGTAAAAATAACACCTCAACAGGAAGAGGCCGCTAGGTCAGAGCTTACTCGAAGGATTATTGAGAATGCTGGAGGAGAGGGTACCGCTAGGTACAATGATGTTTTTGATACAATTAATCGTTTTACACCCAGACAAAGCAATAGAGGCACTTCTTTAAGTGAGCAAATAGCTAGTCTAAGAAATGTAAGGGGCAGGAGCCCTGTAGATTCTCAGGGTATAGGTTTTGAGGATGATATTCCTTCTGAAAGGTCTATGCTTGGGATAGACCCTAGACAATCAGGTTTAGGCAGCACTTTGAGTGAGCAGATAGCTGCTTTAAGCGGTGATGAATCACCTACTGTTTCTGAGATTGAGGGCATAGGATTTGAGGACGTTCCTGATGATGAAACTTTCTTACCTATTACCGCAACGCCACAAGAGGTTAATTTATTAGCTGATAGCTTCTTGACTAAGTTGCCTTTTGGCATTGGCAGTTATATTGCTGACAATCAAATGGATCAATTAGGTACATTTATGAACATACCTGGTTCTCAATACGATTATGAGCTTGGCAAGGGCGTTGCCCCTGCTGGTCAGTTTGGTTCTTTAAGTTTAAGTCCTAGTGGCGTTGTGACGTATTCAGGACCTCGTGATGCGAATTACACGGGTCCCTTTGCGAATTTAGTAAACCCGCCACCAAAGCAGGATAGGGACGTTAATCCTTGTCCCCCTGGTTATACATTGGTTAATGGCGCCTGTATGCCGATTAGTCAGCCTATAGCGCAAGCTACGCCTGCAACGCCTGCTCCTAATGTAATATCTAACATACCTGTTACCACAGCGGCTCCTAGCCCTGTTGTTCAGTCTACAGCACCTCCTGTGCAGTTGGGTATGCCATTGGGTCAGCCAAGTCCTATTCAGCCTATGAGTCAGTTTTTAACGAATATTCCTAATTCTTTAAATTTAGCTGCTAACAACTTTTTGAGTGCATTAAGCTCTTGACATGAATGAGTCGTTTAACATTGATTTAGATTATCTTACGGAGGAAGAACGTGGGATGCTCTCGAAGTACATTGAGAGTTATTCTTTAGTCAGTGAGCGAGAAGAGAAGCAAGGCACGTTTTTATCTTTTGTAAATCATGTTTGGCCTACATTTATAGAGGGCAAGCATCATAGGATATATGCTGAGAAGTTAGAGAAGGTTGCGAAGGGAGAGATAAAGCGTTTAATAATTAACATGCCGCCTCGACATACGAAGTCTGAGTTTGCGAGTTTTTTATTTCCTTCTTGGTTAATGGGCAAAACGCCTAACAAGAAAATTATTCAAGCGACACACACGGCTGAGTTGGCTGTTGGTTTTGGTCGTAAAGTAAAGAATTTGATTGACAGTGATATTTACAGGGATGTTTTTCCTGATGTTAAGTTAGCTGTTGATGCGAAGGCTTCAGGTCGCTGGAGTACGAGTGAGGGCGGTGAGTATTACGCGGTTGGTGTAGGCGGTGCATTAGCTGGTCGTGGTGCTGATTTATGTATTATTGACGATCCTGTGTCTGAGCAGGATGCGTTATCACCTACCGCGTTGGATAATATTTACGAATGGTACACATCTGGTCCAAGACAGAGGCTCCAGCCTGGAGGGTCGATAATTATAGTTATGACGAGGTGGAGTATACGGGATCTGACTGCGAAGGTACTTCAGAAGCAGGCAGAGGGCGGGGCGGATCAGTGGGACATAGTGGAGTTTCCTGCGATATTCCCCGATACCGACAACGTATTGTGGCCCGAATATTGGGCAAAAGAAGAACTTGAGGCTGTTAAGGCTTCTATACCTGTAGGCAAGTGGAATGCACAGTATCTTCAGAATCCGACTGCTGAAGAGGGTGCGATTGTTAAGCGAGAGTGGTGGAATGTTTGGGATAGTGGTAGCCCACCTATGTGTTCATATATCATACAGTCGTATGATACTGCGTTTAGCAAGTCTGAGCGCGCTGATTATTCTGCTATTACTACTTGGGGTATATTTGAGCCTGTAGAGGGTGATGGGGAGGCTATTATTCTCCTCGATGCCCAGCGTGGTCGCTGGGATTTTCCTGAATTAAAAGAAGTTGCCAAAGATTTATATAATGAGTTTGAGCCTGACATGGTGCTTATAGAGCAGAAGGCTAGTGGTATGCCTTTGACGCAGGAGTTAAGGCGCATGGACATACCTGTAACGCCATTTACGCCTAGTCGAGGCGCTGATAAATTTACTCGCATGAATGCCTGTGCGCCAGTGTTTGAATCTGGTATGGTATGGAGGCCAGACATGAATTTTGCTGAAGAGGTTGTAGAGGAGTGTGCTGCGTTTCCGAATGGAGAACATGATGACTTGGCAGATTCGATGACTCAGGCTATACTACGTTTTAGGCAAGGTGGTTTTATTTCGACTCCCACCGATTATGAAGATGAAGATTTAGTGCGTTATAATCGCAGGAAGGAATATTACTAATGGCTGAAAAGAAAGTTGTAAATCAAAAGGGTCCTAAACCTAGACCTGTAGCTGTATTTGCTACAAAAGCTCCTAAGAAGTCTCCAATCAGTAGACCTAAATCTGGTATGATGAATGAAAGTATGGGTCGTATGATTGATCCTAATACTGAGATTTCTGATGAGGAAGCTGCTAGGTTACTTAGAATGGCTAGAATGGCTAAAAGAGGCAAGAACTATGCAGAAGGTGGTGAAGTAAACCGTGATTTAGGAGGTTTTATTCTTGATTCGTATTTAGGTGGTGTTCGTCAGAAAGATTTAAGACCTCAGAAGATAGGTTCTCCTCCAGCTAAGAAATCATCATCTGGTGCGACAATGCCTGGTCGTGGCGGTAAGTTTAAAGGAACAAAATAATGGCTGAAAGATCTGCATATTTAAACATGATGCTTGAAATGGAAAGACTTGCCAGAGAGATGGAAGGTAATCCAGATAGACAACAAATGATGAGAAACTTTTTTATTGACCCTGATGCTCAACGTGCATCTGACCGTGCTGCTAGAAGAAAGAGCTACTTTGGTGCTAAAGCTAGAGGCATGAAAGATGGTGGTGTTGTTCGAGGTGCGGGTGCTGCTACGTCAGGCACCAAGTTTAAAGGAGTATTCTAATGAGCAATGAATTCAATGAGGCTTTATTAGAGCAGTTATTTGAAGAAGCATTAGAAATGGGCATGACAGATGATGCCGCCGCTAAGTTTGCTCGTAAGCGTTCTGAGGAAATGCCAGAGCCTGATTACAAGGCTAAAGGTGGTGTTATTAAGATGAAGAAGGGTGGCAAAGCTTTCCCTGATTTAACTGGCGATGGGAAAGTCACCAAAAAGGATATATTGCGTGGCAGAGGTGTTTCTGGTTTTAAGTATGGTGGTGTTGCCTCTAATGTTTCTCGTGGCGGTGGTGCTGCTTTGCGTGGCACTAAATTCACAGGAGTAAAGTAATTGCGCTCTGACAAAGAAATCAGAATAATGGCTCAAAGGAACATTACTAATCTTACTAATGCTGAGTTTGATAGGCATTTAGTTATGGAAAGTGAAAAAGCGATGAAATCCAAGTCTCCTATGGGCAGAGGGTTTGGAGTAGCAACAAGAGGTAGTAAGTTTAAAGGAACATTTTAACGACTATTCATCGAATGTGGGAAATATTGGTTATATTATTTGATGAAGTCTAAGTGGTTGGGTCATTTTGTATCATTGATAAGGTGAATTGCCCTTCGGCTTTATCAGCGCTCAGTAACCCTCACTTTGAGGCGCAATTCAATTTGACCCAACACCAATTAAGGGATTAAGGGGAACATAAAATGGCAGTAGAAAAAATACTTGGTGCAGGAGGGGATATTCCTATAGAAGCCATTGAGGAGATAGGAATAAGTGAGGAAGTTATTCCTGTTGACGCTAATATTCTTCAGTTTGAAGATGGTAGTGCTTTAATTGGTGGAGAAGAGGAAGAGCTATCTGTTCAGCTTCAAGACTTGCCTTATGATGCTAATTTAGCTGATTACATAGATGATGCAGAACTCGCTGTTATTTCCAGTGATTTAGTTGGTAGTATCGATGATGATTTTTCTTCTAGAAAAGAATGGGAAGATACTTACAAAAGAGGCATTGACCTTCTGGGGATGAAATATGAAGACCGTTCCCAGCCATTTGAGGGCGCCACAGGCGTTGTTCATCCATTATTGGCAGAAAGTGTAACACAGTTTCAGGCGCAAGCTTACAGGGAGCTTTTACCAGCAGGAGGGCCTGTTAGAACACAGATTATTGGTGCAGAGAATTCAGAGGTTGTAAAGCAGGCTGAACGCATCAAGAATTACATGAATTATCAAATAACATATGAGATGGAAGAGTATGATCCTGAATTAGATCAGATGTTGTTTTATCTTCCTATTATTGGCTCTACATTTAAAAAAGTTTATTTTGACCCATTATTACAGCGACCTGTTTCTAAGTTTGTTCATGCTGAAGATTTAGTTGTTCCATATACAGCAACTGATTTATTTAGCTGTTCTCGTGTTACGCACGTTGTAAAGATGAATAAGAATGAGATATTAAAGCTTCAGGTTTCTGGTTTTTATTCAGACGTTGATCTGCCGGGGGGCGGTTATGGTGCAGAGGACTACAGTGAGGTTCAGGAATCTATTAATGAGGTTGATGGTATACAGCCTTCAGGCTCCAATGAAGATGTTGTTTTGTATGAAGTTCACACAGATTTAGACCTTACTGGCTTTGAAGATTTGGATATGGAAGGTGAGCCTACAGGAATTAAACTTCCGTACATTGTTACCTTGATTGAGAAAAGTGGCAAAGTTTTGTCTGTTCGTAGAAACTACGACATAGAAAAGCCTTTGCAGAAAAAACAGTATTTTGTGCATTACAAATTTCTTCCAGGGTTAGGCTTCTACGGTTTTGGCTTAACTCACATGATTGGAAATTTAGCACAAGGAGCTACGAGTCTTTTAAGACAGTTGATAGACGCTGGAACTCTATCAAACCTCCCTGCTGGCTTTAAGGCTCGTGGCGCTCGTATTCGTGATGAGAATGAACCATTGAATCCTGGTGAATTTAGAGACATTGATGTGGCTGGTATGGATATACGTCAGGCTCTTATGGCATTGCCGTTTAAAGAGCCTTCACAGACGCTGTATTCGCTTCTAGGTACTTTAGTTGACTCTGGACGCAGATTTGCTTCTATGGCTGATATGAAAGTCGCTGAGATGGGTGGAGATACACCTGTTGGCACGACTATGGCTATTATGGAGCGTGGCACTAAAGTTATGAGTGCTATTCACAAGCGTTTACATTACTCACAGAAGCAAGAGTTTAAGCTTCTTGCTGGTTTGTTTGCTCGATTCACTCCTCCTTCATATATGTATGAGGTTCCAGGCGCCCCTCCAGAAATAAAAGCTACCGATTTTGATGGTAGGATTGATGTTATACCTGTATCAGACCCGAACATATTTTCTATGTCTCAGAGAATTGCATTGGCTCAGACTCAGTTGCAGTTAGTTCAAAGCAACCCTGAAATACATGGGGGCCAACAAGGTTTGTATCAGGCATATAGAAAAATGTACGAAGCTTTAGGAGTAACAAATGTCGATTCAATACTTCCTGTCCCGTCTGAACCAGTTCCTGTTAACCCTGCAAAAGAAAATCAGGAAGCTATGCGAGGAAAGTCTTTACAGGTATTTGCAGATCAGAACCATAAAGCGCACATTGAGGCGCACTTGGCAATTATTGCAACACCAGTGGCGCAAGCTAATGCGGCAATTGTAATGACACTACAAGGTCATATTCAAGAGCATATTGGATTTATGGCAGAGCAAATGGCTCAAGATGAAGTTATGGAAGGCATGGATCAAATGCAGGCTCAAATGATAGCCACAAATCCTGATTTGCAAGCTCAAGTGGCAAATCAAGTTTCTTCCCGTGCTGCTGAATTAATTGGTGAATTAACTGAACAATATGCACAAGCTGTATCTCCTCCACCAGAACAAGACCCTCTTGTGTCCATTAGACAACAAGAGCTTGCTTTACGCGGTGCTGATATTCAAAGAAAAGCTGAAGAGTTTGAGCGTTCACAAGAGTTTGACAAAGAAAAAGAACGCAATGATAAATTACTTGCTCAACAGCGTTTAGATTTACAAGATGAGGCTCTTTCTGATAAAACTAGGGTTGCAGAAGAGCGAATTCAAACGCAGAGGGATATTGCTGCGGCAAACATAAGGAGTAGAGGATGAGTGCAAGTTCAATAAATCGACAAGTAGCCGCTGATATGAAGGCTAAAAAGCTGGAGAGAAGAGATGCCATTGAAAAAAGGAACAAGCCAGAAGACAGTAAGCTCGAACATCAGCAAATTAATGTCGGAGGGTTATCCGCAGAGACAAGCAATAGCGATATCCCTGTCGTCAGCGAAAAAACCGAAGCCAAGCCAAAAGCCAAAAAGAAAGCTTCAAGCAAAAAAAAGACAAGTGCAAAAAAAACGTGATGGCGGAGTGATAACGAAGTTTTCACGAATATCTAAACCACAAAGATTTGAGGGAATCTTTTAGTTACTTGAAATGAAGGGCTTTTTACCAAGGGGTTGGTAATGATTGATCCTATTTCAAGTATGGCACTCGCCTCATCCGCTTTCGCGACTTTAAAAAAAGGAGTGAGTATAGGCAGAGATCTTCATTCGATGGGGAAAAGTTTGTCTACTTGGATGTCTGCGGTATCTGATATTGACCGCGCCCATCACGAGGCTAAGAATCCTCCTATATTTAAAAAGCTGTTTTCTGGTAAATCTGTAGAGCAAGAAGCGATGGAATTGTTCACTCAAAAAAAACAGCTTGAGAACCAAAGAGATGAGCTTCGTAAATTAATTAGTTCTATGTGTGGNCCTTCTG